CGGGTGAGGGACAGAGCGCCTTTGCATTTGTTACGGATATTACCGATATAAAGCAGACAGAACAAAGACTGAAACAAAGAGAAAAGGAATTGGAAATAAAAAACATTCGTCTTGAAGAAATGAACGCAGCTTTAAAGATTTTGCTGGAAAAAAGAGATGAAGATAAGAAGGAATTAAGGGGGGAGGGATAAACGGTGACAAACGGTGGGTGGGGGTTTTTGGGTCGGATGATTGTGAAATGATTGTGAATTTTGGGGATTTGCGGGGATTTTTGTAACCGAATATGATTCAATGGATTTTAGTGTTTTTGGGGTCTATTGGATTATAATCGGCGACAACTTTTTTCGGTTTTGTGGCGGTTATTTGTGGCGCCACCAGGCACCGAGTTTGCCGGCGACAAGGAGCGAGAATCCCTCGAGGAACATGAGGGCCGTGGCAAACGATGCGGCCCTGGGGTCGGGGTTTTGGATCGAATAAACACAGGAAATGACGCCGGCGCAGATCAAAACGCCCCCGATGAGCTGTATAATTTTCCATGTTTTTCCAGTTGCTTGGATGGTTTGGACTGTTTTGTGTGCCGCTCCAGGCTGCACGGGTCGCCCGCAGTGGGGGCATGCCGGCGCATGACCAGAAATTTGTTTTTGACAGTCCGGGCAGATGATTAGAGTCATGATATACCTCCATTATTTCAAACCTTCTTTTTATACCACAAAGTAGTACATTAAAAATTAATTCGTGGGTTCAGCGCGCTGAACCCACGCTGAACCCACGAAAATTTACCCATTACTAAAAGGAGTGTCAATTATTATAGTAGTTTATGCGATATTTTCGCAAACTACAAAAAAAATGACGCTGAACCCACTTTTTTCGGCAAAAAAACAAAAAATGAGCGCTTTTCGGGGTATCGGTAACTAAAAATCAAATTTATATTTTTTCACTTTTTGTAATTTTAATTTTGCCACCCAGTAACACTTCCGTTTTTAACGTAAACATAAGTGGGACGAGAATATTGCGAGTAACACCCATGAACATATTGTTTGTGTGTTCCATAAGATCCGACAGACTTATTAATTTTATGTGGTTTGCCCCAGGAATAAATCAATGCCTGCTCGGACATTCCAATTCCAATTTTTTCATTATTTATTAAATTTATTTCCCTGTCCGTCAACCATCCCCTTCTTTTTGCCTCGGTCAATAATGTTAAATTTCTTGCCGACGGGCTTTTGATTGCTCTGAGTAGTTGCTGATCAGGAACGCTTTTTAATTGGCTTGAATCCATTCGAGAGATTTGACTTGACGGGCCGGCGCAACCTATCAATATAAACATTATAAAACAAGCAAGTTTTTTCATGATATTTTCCTTTATCAATTTACACCTTATTATATAGGGGTCAAAATTTTACGAAAATTATATTGCCTTGCCGTACACGACATGCTCTTTCGTATCCTTGGCAGAGCATTTTTTTCTTGATAGCGCTTCCTCCAATTTAGCAAGGCGATCTTCCATGCCGTTGAGCCGTTTTTTAGTTTCGGACAATTCCGCCCTGGAGTCGGACAAATTTTTTTCAGCATCAATTGCTTTTGAAAAATATTCAATATTGCGCTTTAAGGCGTCACGGGCCACCTGATTGCCGCTTTTTAAAATCTTCCTGGCAGCGGTTAGCAATTCTGCCACAACAGGATCTTCGTATAGTGGGTCTCCCACCTTATATATACAGGTGTCGCATTCGGGACTTTGGCGGATCATTTTACCTTTACCTGTTAGCAACCAATCAACATTTATATCGGTATTCTGTATTAAGCTAATCATAGCCTCGCCTGATATTATAGTTTTATTATACTCATAATCTGATAGAGAAGCCTGCGAAATCTTTAATAAAGCTAAAAAACCAGCAGTATTATTATACATCGATTTTCGGAATTTACGAAGTCGTGATCCTAAAGTATTATCATTTTGCTGCTATTTTTTTCTTGACATATATCAGAATCCGATATAAAAATATCTATAACTAAAACCTAAACAGACAAAGGATCAAATTATGTATAACGAATCGCTAAAAAATAGCATAAAAAACATACTGACCGGTTCTACTCATATCCCTCATTCTTCAATTCGTTTAGCGATTGAGATGATACAGCGCTTAGATAGTCTGTGTCCTGAATATGATCGTAGGAATTCAGAGGGGAAGCGGCAAGCGCAATTAGAACTGCTGTGGTCGCTTCGACATCGATCACAGAGACGAGGTGCCGTTCATTGAAAACAAAAATTTTAAAAGTTTCTTTCAACTCTATCTCTCCGCCCCTCACTTTCCGGGATATTTCATCATACGTGCCGGCGATCTCTTTTAGCCCGCAGGCCCTACCTCCATCCGGAGCAGCATCGCATTCGTGGATGATATTCAAGACCTTTTCCCACATCATAACAGCACCTATTTGGGGAACGATCATGACAAACATGTTGTCGTTATTCCACATGTATAATCGGAAATCCAAACCTTCAAGAACCATTTCCATTAATGATTTACCCGGAAGTTCGATTATTTTTTCAGGGTCCCCATTTTGGGCGACATTAACGATTGTCCATATGTATTTGTATATGGTTTTCAAATCATTTTTGAGTGATGCGTGGAATTTTTTCATTACAATTCACCGGATCGAGAGAAAAAAAGGAGCGTAAATCATGACGCCATTAGAACGACAATTCGAGTTGAAAAAACTCGGCATTTTGCAAAAAGACATTGCCCGCGAGGAAAATGTTTCCGAGATGACAGTGTCGAAAATAATTAACGGTCACACTCTTTCGGACAAGCTTACGGACAGGGTTATGCGAAACATAAGCATGAAAATTAACAGGCACCACACAGATGTTTTTCATGAGTTTTATTTGCGCATGGCCAGCCGTAAAACATCTAAAACCGCATAGGTTATTTATAACCTATCAACAAAGACAGGTCAACGTGTATTTTTTGTCTTGTTTCGGACGATACAACTCAAACTGACGGACATTAACAAAATGCAACAGCTTACTCTTTTTGAGCGGCCATCACTAAACACGTGCAAGGACCAGAAAACGGCCATGAAAGCGGCGGTGGATCGATGCGGACTTTCCAGGGACCAGGTTGTGGATAAAATGAACGACCTTGCAGCCCGGTACGGAGTGGTTCTGGTATCCAACGGGGGCCTTCAGCTTCACACCTTCGAGAAATGGATCAACCCCAATGATTTGAGCCGGCAGATGCCCATGAGGGCGCTGCCGGTTTTTTGTGCTGTGGTTCGGGATTGTTCGGCGCTGGATGTCCTGGCTCGTCCGCTGGGGGCAGCCGTTGTGGGACAGACGGAGCTAAACCTCCTGAAATGGGCCCGGGCATATTTTCGGAAACGGGATGCGTCAAAAACCATGCGAAAAATTGAAGGGGAGCTGGAGGTATAAATGGGAAAAAGAGAGGGACGGCGGAGACTAACACGGAAAGAGAAGATTAAGAGGGAGAGGGAAAAGGCCAAGGCTCAGAGGTCGGGGGCCAGAGACCGGAAGGCTCTCGGGGAAATATCTCCGCAGGCAAAGGATCTGGCCAGAGCGTATGCCAGGGTTATGGAGATGGCGGATAGGAGGAAGATAAATGAGTCAAATATTGTATGAAATGAGGGTGAAGTGCGCGTGGTGCGGGAAGCTGCTGTACATATCACAGAGTGTACTGCCGGGGAGAACGTCCCACGGGATCTGCGTGGAATGTAAAAAGCAGCTTTTCGAAAATTTTTCGGAGAAATATACCCTCAATAAACCCCGAGAGGTGTCCGCGTGAGCACCGGTGCGGTGTCTGCCGCACAAATTGCGGAGGCTATAGGAATGACCATCCAGTCTGTAACCAGGAAGGCGAACAAGGACGGATGGCCGTACGAGAACGTCCGCAATAACGGAACCATCCGCCGGGAGTATATCATCTCAGCATTGCCGGCGGAGATACAAAGACTTGTAATTGAAAAAATGGAAAATATATCAAACACTATAGCGGGTGATATTATTCCGACCCTGGCGCCGGAGGCGGCGCTGGCTGCATCGTCGAAAATGATGGGTGTGGCATTTGGCAGGCTGGAAAGCCTGCCCTACAGCCTGCCCCACAAAGAAGCATGGAATACGGATGTCACATTATCCGAAAGCACCCTTCGCGATCCGCGCGTGCGGCGGCTGGCCAATATGGTTCAGGAGGCGCTCAATGTTCCCAGGGGCGCTAAAAAATCAAAACATATCCGTCTGGTGGCAAAACGACACAATGTCACGCACCAGACCCTATACAAATATATAAAGAGATATCGCGCCCAGGGCCTTGTCGGGCTGGAGCATACCAAGAAAAATCGAGGCAAACCCAGGGCATGGCAGAAAGAGGCCCTGGACTGGTGGGTGGGACTGTGCCTGAAGCGGGAACACCGCAAGATCGCCAAGGACGCTCTGTATGAAATTCTCCAGATGGAGGCCGGAAAACAGGGCTGGCGGATCGGCGGATACGAGTCGGCCCTGCAATGGTATAATAAAAAGGTGTCGCCTCAACTTCTGGCGCTCCAGAGCGGCGGGCTCCGAGCCCTGGACAATGTTCTTCCCCCAGTGCTCAGATCCTACGCGGACCTGGCGCCCTTCGAGATCCTGGTCGGGGACCAGCACCGGTTCGATTTCTGGGTCACGGACGACGACACCGGAGAGGTGTTCCGCCCGGAGGGGTTTTTTTGGCAGGATCTTCGCACCCGGTGTTTTTACGGCGGCGCCCTGGACAAAAAATATGATTCTCAATTGGTTGGCCTGGCGCTTCGTATCGGATGCCGCATGTTCGGCAGGCCCACGGCCATATACACGGATAACGGCAAGCCGGAACTATCCCGCTATATTATGGGTATCATGGCGGCCCTTAGAACCATAGGGGTCAATGCCGAGCGCACCCTGGACGCGGAGCTGGAGCTGCCGAAAAATCCGGAGCTGATCAATCCGTGCGCCATCCTTCCGGGAACCCACAAAAAAGCCATTGTCCGCAACGCAAAAGCCAAAATGATCGAGTCTTCATTCAATATATTTGAAGGCATACTCCGGGATCATTTCCATGTGCCCGGGGGTGTGAAGAAATTAGGGGCCCCGGACGAGGTGTCCGAGGTGGATCAGAAAGAGATCGACCGGCTGGCGCGATCCGGGAAGCTGCTCACATTTTCAGAATTCGCCCTGACCATGTACCGGGCGATGGATTATTATAATTCTAAAAAAACTCACCGGGGGGCGATCCGGGAATGGAGCTGGCAGCCAAAACCCAAACACTGCGTGCCGATGGACGTTCTTCGGGCCTGCTATGTCTCGGGATGGCGTCCCCGGTGGCTGCGGCCCGACGAGACCGATATGGTATTTCTGGCCCGGGCGGACCGGGGCGGACGCGTGGTGGACCGGGGGCGGATATCCTTTAGGAGTGTCCTGTATGAGAATGACCGGCTGGACAGCCTGCACAAAACCCGGGTGGAGGTTCGCTACGATCCTATGGACCCGGAGTGGGTTCTCTGCTTTCACGAGGGCGAGTTCCTCTGCCGGGCCGTGCCCATAGAATATTCATCCATGAAGAATCAAGATCTGGCGGGGCGCAAGATCCAGGAGAAGCGGTCCAAGCGCAAAACCGTGCTGGAAGCCTACCGCAAAATAACGGCCAATATCCCGGATTTTCTGGAGTATTCCAGGGTTCCTGCGGACGAAAAACCCGAGGTCGTTGTGGGCACTCCCAAACAGCGCCGGATCATCATGGAGTCGCGCGCACCCGTGCAGACAGCGGAAGAGATCGCGGAGGACATCCGGCAGATCGAGACGTACCGGCATGAGAATAAACCCATTTTTACCCGCGAGGTGGACCGGTATCAGTGGTGTGTGGACCGGATGTGCGAACCGGGGAAACGGAGAACCGGAGAACCGGGGATATCATCGGAGGATGAAGTGTTCATGCGCGAGTATGAAGAGCGGATGGACATTAACACCAGGGAGTACTGGGAAATATATAAGGAGAGCGTCTGTAATTGACGATTGACGATTGAAAGAAGGATTAATAAAAACTGGCTCCGAGGAGGCGGCCATGCAATGAACGGATTTGAAATTACGTGCGGAAATTGTGGAGAAAAAAGCCCATTTGACCAATGGCTTGACGAGTTAGATTTGCCCGCAAATTGCTATAAATGCCCCAAATGTCATGTGGTGATTCGCAGAACGGAAGGCGCGCCACGGGTTCTTTCTATGGCGGACAAAACTATAATTATCCCGGGAGAAATTACAGTTGAACGGGTATCTATGAATCCACAGGAGGCATATGAAAAACATCTTCATTAATACAAAAAATTACCAACGGACCACGGCACTGTGCGATGAGTTATTAGGGGCGTGCTACGGCGTGGAGATGGCGGCGGTGATCGGGCGCGCGGGCCGGGGAAAAACCACGGCGGCGGAGCGGATCTACACGGTGAACCCGAACACGGTTTATGTATTGTATCACGAATCCTGGAGCTTTTCGGAGCTGCTCCGGGAGATCACGTTCCGGATCTGCGGGACCCGGCCCCGGTTTCGTCAAACCTGTTTCGAGATGATTCAGACGGAGATCGGGAACCGGCGCCGTATAATAATGGTGGACGAGGCGGACCGGATGAATCTGAAAGTCCTGAACGTGCTCAGGAATATCCATGATGTGTGTAAAACACCGGTACTGCTCATCGGGGAAGAAGACTTGAAGTCGAAGCTGGGCAGAGAGCGGCGCCTGGTGTCCCGGCTCAGGGATACCGTTGTGTTCGAAGCCGTGTGCCAGGCCGACGTAACGGTATGGTACCGGCAGGCGATGGACCAGAGTATCCCGCCGGAATGGGCGGCCAAACTTCTCCGGGGCGCCCAGGGGGATTTCCGGAACGTTCTCACCCAGGGCGCCCGTGCGGAGCGGATCATGAACGCTTCCGGTATCGGCGCATTAACCGAGAGGATAATCGACGAGGTGGTTAAATGAACGGGAGAATTCTTTTTGTAATGAAATTGATGGTGTTTTTAGGCATCCCAACCATTCTATGGATCGGGATGGTCTGGGCCGCATGCAGGTTGCTTGAGTTGTTCGGAGTGCTAAGATGAAAAACACGGGAATGACAAACAGGATTCGCAATATTGCTGCCCGGATAAACCGGCAGTTTTCCCGGGAGGATGTGTTCAACGCTGCCGGTGTTCCGCTGACAAAGAAAAAGAGCTTCGATTACGCGTGGAACCAGCTTCGGGCCAACGGAGAACTGGTTCGACGTGCGCTCCGGTCATATGTATACGACGATTCTTTCTCTCCGGAAATCCCGAGCGTAAAACCCAGGATCTACAGGGCCATGCACGTGAAAGGTGCGTTTTGTGTCTCGGATATAGCAAAATTGTCCGACGCTCACACATCCTATGTGCAGCGCATGGTTGGGGAACTGGTGTTGTCAGGAGAGCTGGAGTTCACCGGAAAGAGGGGAAAGGTCAAGTTTTACCGGGTGAGGAACTCGGAAAAATTCTATTTAGACAAAGTGGCGAACGGCGGAAAACATGGAACTGATTAAAGGCGGGAAAAAGTCGCCGAATAAAATCCAAAACCCGGCGGGCGACCGGGCAAAGCGGCAAAGAAACGGACTTTTGGCCATCGTTCATATCGCCAAAAAAGATCTTGGATTAGATGACGAAATGTATCGGGCCTCTCTGAAATATTACGGGGTCACCACAGCGGCGGCCCTGTCCGTGTCCGAACTGGAAGACCTGGTGGATTATTTTTCGGCGTTGGGATTTAAAAAAAAGGTGTCAGGTGTCAGGTGCCAGGCATCAGGGAAACGGCGGATCGCCGAGGCGCTGCACGCTCGCATCCTGGAAGAAGCCGAAAAGATAGAAAATGGTACGGCCCGGGTTAAGGGGCTGGTGAAAAGAATATGTAATGTGGACGATTTAAGTTTCTGCCGGAACGCAAAGAAATTAAAGCAGATCCTTAAAATCGTATGCGTAATGCAAAAGGATGAACCGGAGAACCGGGGAACCGGTGAGCCGGGGAAGGGGGGGGAGTAATGACCCAGCTATGTTATTCTTATTTATGTATCGACTGCGATGAAATCATTGATATCCGGGATATTCGCAACGGGAAATGCCCCAGGTGCGGGTCAGGGGAATTGTACCCGCTCAGCGCGTGGATTCCGGCCAACGATCAGCGCAGGCATAGAAGGGAATCGGTGGAGAATAATGAAACTCACCAGGCACTTTGAGGAGCGATGGGCCGAAAGGATCGGCACTCCGGTACCGGCGCCCGGCGAGGTGGAGGAGATGAAGAACGACGCCATCTTTATCCAGCGATCCCGGGATCTGTTCACTCCAACAGGCCGGCGGTACCGGATACTGGCTTTGTATTGGCTGCCCCAGGAAAATCTGATCCTGAAAATTGACGAGCGTCGCAATGTGGCCGTGACTATAATCACCCCGGAAACTGCCGCCGAGGAGGGGGTATGATGGAAAACATGTTCCTTGATTTTATATGCTTTGTGAATGACCACCGGTTCTGGATCATGCCGGCGGTTCTGGTGTGCGTATTCATTGCGACTCTGAGGATGTTTCTTTCCGAAATCAGGGGGGACCATGCCGACATATGATTATGTGTGCGAGACCTGCGGGCACCACGGGCGGGCATGGCGTACCGAAGAAAACGGGGTGCCCCGGTTTTGCTCCCGGAAATGCCGGAACAAAAGCGACACTCCGACATTAAAGACCAAGCGCGAAAAATACATTGTTACGCCGGAAATGCACAATGCCATCCGGGCGGCCTGCCAGAAGAATACCGGGAACGGGGAGATCAGGGATCTGGCGGCAAGGCTCGGTTTGCCCCGGTGGAAAATTACCCGACACGCTATTGTTAACGGATGGACCCCCAAGCAGAAAAAAGAGCCGGACTGGTCCGAACGGGAAATAAACATCCTCGGCCAGAACGCCCATCGAACGCCGGAGGTCATTCAGCGGAGGCTCAAAAAATACGGGTTCCGGAGAACGCTCTGCGGGATCGTTATCAAACGAAAACGGATGAGGTTTCTCCAAAACCTCAGCGGGCACAGCGCCCGGTCCGTGGCCGAGTGTCTCGGGGTGAACGATCACGTCGTCCTTCGGTATATCAATACCGGGCAGCTCAAAGCCCGCCGGAGGGGAACCGCCAGAACAAAGGCCAACGGCGGGGACCATTATTATATCAAGGACCGGGACATTAAAAACTTTCTGATGGAGAACACGGCGATCATCGATTTTCGAAAGATCGACAAATACTGGCTGGTGGATATTCTCACCGGGGTATCTCCATGAGCGGGGAGGCGGCATCCGACCGGATGTACTGCGAAATTTACCGGTGTCACATGTCGGTCCGGGCGTGTATTGCCCGGCAGAAAAATGCACACCGGTTTAAAAACGGGCAATTAAACTGGGCCGGTGCATCCTCTGCCGGGGCTATGGATATCAACTGCCAGGACTGCGAACAGGGGCGCAAGGTTATGGCCGCCCATCGACCGGAGGAGGGGAATATGAAACCGCAAGAAAAAACAGAAAAACCGGAAAAACCGGATAAAAAATGGCGGATTTGCAAGGAAAAAGACTGCGAGTTCGCCGGAGAGCCTCAGCCCATAGAGAATTTTAAGGTGCACCCGAGATTTAAGGATAAGCGATATGGCATATGTAGTACATGCCTGGCGAGGAGACAAACAGAGGGGCAGCGGGCGCGGCGGGCTCAGAATATTGCGGAAGCGATGGTCAGGATTAGCGAGGGACGAGGGACGATGGAGGGTGTGCTGGAAAAACTGCTGGAGGGACTTCCGGAGGTGCTGGATAATATTCGGAGGGCGGCCAAAGTCCAGGAGCGAACCCCGGTCGGACAGGTGCGGTATTTTCTAAAGACTGATCACAGAATCAGTTCTCATAAAAACACAAAAGAGTAAACGTTATGAATCTAAAACAATTAGGAATCAGAAGGGACGGCAGCCACGATGCCCGGCTAACCCGGGAGGAAAATATTTTCCTGTCCATCCTATGGACGGATCATGTGGGCGAAGCCAGTGCCATCTCCGGAGACGCGCTGGCGATTATTTTTGCACAGCGGTGCCTGGGGATATATTTCGCCGGAGTGGGCACTCTCAAGGAGAGGTCTGATCTCAAGCGGCTCTTAAAGCTCATGGTATCCACCGAAAACCATCGCAAACAGCTTGACCGATGGAAGCGAACTGTGCGCATGTTACAGAATCATCTTCTTAACGAACACGACCACATTCCCATCCTGTCCAAGGCCGGGATCGGAGGAGGGTATTGGATCGCGGAAGACGCCTCCGAACTGTCTGCTTTTTACGATGCCTTTCGAAAACGCGGGCTTACGGGTCTGGTCAAGGCATCGCGCGGGAAAAAGGCGGTGCTGGTGGAAATCGTGCAGCAGCTTTCTTTCGATTTTGAACTTGAAGACCGCACACGGTTGCAGCCGGTGCGGCCGGAGTCGGGCGTATCCATGCCGGTCCAGGTTGTGGATCAGTTTTTAGAGCGCATGCTGTCGGACCCGGAAAAATTCGCCGGAGATATCCGCAGGCTGAGCAACAAGTTTGGCAAGGTGCTGTTTTCAAAGGTACAGGCTGCGGCCATGAAAGCGAAGATCCGGGAGCTTAATGAACTGGCGGCGGGGTTGTGAGTCAATTGAATATTGAATATTGAATATTGAATATTCCATTTATTAACACTGCTGGAGATTAAAAAATGAATTCATTAGATGCTTGCAAATTAGCTTATAGAAAACACGTTCTCAATGATGATTCAATTGGATGGGATGAATTAGGAAATTCCTTGCTGAATGCTATCTGCAACGAAATAGGGGATGATGGTTATCAACAGCGGCTCCAACAAGTCAATTCAGCGGACAAAAATGCTCAGAGTGCGTCCACTATAAGGTAAATTTTCCGGAGTATAAGTTTTGCCCGAAATGTGGGAGAAAATGCCGCTGATTAAAACGTTGTCTGTCAAAAGGGGTGAAGATTGACGAAAAGGACGGAGAAAAAAACGAGAGAAAAATTTTGCTGGAACTGTGAGCATTATGCGGTTTCCCATAATCACCCTCCATGCAGCACGTGTTTCGGCCATGATAAACCATATAAAAACTGGGAGCCTCAAAAGGATGAAACTGACGTGTCCGTATTGTAACAACAAATTTTCCATTGACGAGAGCCGGAGGACGGAGGTGCTCTGCGATCTCATGAAGGCGGTGGCCGGGTTCGGGGAGCACTGCGACCTGGTGTGGGAATATACCGGTGCGTTCGCTGCCGGGCTTTTGGGCCCTGTGTCTCCGGCCAAGCGGCTGCGGATTGTCGGCGAGCTGCGCCGGCTTTGGAGCAGCGGGGTCTTCCGGGTGCAGGGGAAACGGTACCGGACCACCCGGGACAAGATCATTGACGGGATGCGCACGGTGTGCGACCTGGAAAAGCACGGCTTTAGGAATCATAACTACCTGAAGCGGGTGCTCGTGCAGGACGCGGAGCGGATCTCGGCGGAGGGCATGACGGCGGCGGAAGAGAAGAGAAGGGAAGAAGATAAGAGGGTGAAAAGATCGGAAGGTGAGAATACTGAAACCCTGACTCCGGAGGCGATGGCTCAGCTCAAAAAAAAATTGGGGGTAACGAGGTTTTCCGAGCTGATCGGTAAAAATATTAAAGAAAAAAAACTTGACAATTTTAGCGTATAAACGATAGATATAATCAATATTAAAAATTGATCATGCGGGCTTTTGACGGTTGATCATATTTCAACCGAAAACAAGGCTTTGCCCCGGATAAAGTAAAAGACCGGTCGCGTATACAAAACTGTCTATTTGTGTGACGCTACCGGTCTTTTTTTTTTGACGCAACGAAAGGAGAGGAAAAATGAAACGAATAATTGCATTTATTAGTGGCGCCTGTTTTTTGGCGTTTTCGGCATGCTCCACAATTTCAGTGGAAACATCCGGCGTGTGCGACAAAATCCCGGAGGGAAGCTATTCGGTGATTTGCGATATATCCGAATATCTGGGAAAATCTCCCGAATCCGTGGGAAAAATCCTAAAGGTCGGGAACCTTGCCGGGTTGGCCGTCAAGGCATACACGGCCCAGGAGGGAATGAACTATATCGAGGATATCCGGGCACATCTTAAAAACGCCCAGGAAACGGGGGGTCTGACATATTCGGCCCTGTATGCATACGCCGTGAAAAAATATGCCGCTCTTCCGGTGCAGGTACAGCTGGCCATCGTGCTGGTGGAAGAGATTTCCGGCGTTTCTTTGCCGGTGAGCATCCTGAACGCACAGCTGTCGGACTATGATTATGCCATGCTTTACGGGCACCTGGACGAACAGGCCGCCCTGCTGCGGCCCTTTTTGCTGATGGTCATCAGTTAGGGCCGGGGAGACACACAAATGGAGCTGGTTCCGCCCATAACATATATCGTAGCCATATTGCAGGTCCTGGGGCTTCCCGGACTGATATTCATCATTTGGTATTTCGACTCCAAGCGGTTTGCGCGCCAGGACAGTGTCCGGAAATCCGAACAGCAGGTGATCCTGGACCAGTACCGCCAGGACGTTACGGAAATCAAGCGCCTGTATGAATCCAACGTCCGCCTGGTGGACGACTGCACCCGGGCGTTCTGCCGGCTGGACAGTATTTACAGCCAGACCATTGATGTGATTGCCCTGAACACCCAGGCTCAGACCAAGCTGGTGGAGTCAATAAAAAGCAATCAATACTGCCCGGTAGTCAGGTCAAAAGGAGCACCCCAACTATGAATTTTGAACGCGCGGCAATGATCGGCAAGCTGGCCCAGGCCAGGGAAAAGCGGCGCCGGCTCATGAGCAAGTTCGAGGCTCTGGCCACGGCTCTGCGTCGGGGCCTGAATACGGCCTTGTGCGACATCGAAGATATCGAGATGCCCCAGCTGTCCGAAATGTGGGCGGATATCGAGGTCACGTGGGCGGAATTGTTGAGCCTGCGCTCGGATATCGAGCGCCTGGAAAAGGAGCTGGAATGACAGGAAAACCTGTAGGGCAGACATTCCTGTCTGCCGAAGAGTGGACATTCCTGTCTGCCAACAATTGGCAGGATGGAAATCCTGCCCCACACAGGGGAGGTTTTCCGTGGCAATGAAAGGGGACCGGGCCGCAAAGGCTCCGCTGGCCATGAGGATGTATGTGGACGGGCACAGTCTGGCGGAAATATCCAGAAATATGGACGTATCCGACACCACTCTCCGGAGGTGGAAATCCGACTCCGGAGTGCCCGGAGAGGAAATGGACGGGTGGGATAAGGCCCGGATGCAAAAGCGCGGCAATATCCAGAGATTAAAGGATCTGTTCGAGCGGCAATTAGAATACGTGGAAGACCTGGCGCCGGACCAGGTGACGGCCCCTATGATGGATACTCTCAGCAAGCTGGGAGCCCTGGTGGAGCGCTGGGATAAGGTGCAGACGATCATTGCAAAACTGGTTGAAGTGGAGCAGGCGGCGGCGACGGAGTCCGACGGCAGGGTTCCCCTGGAAACTTTGAGGAAAATCAGGCGGGAAATTTATGGAGCATAACCCGGCACTTATCTTATATCCCTATCAGAAGGACTGGGTTTTCAACCGCCGGCGGTTCAAAATCGGCATGTTCGCCCGGCAGACCGGAAAGACGTTTTGTACCTGTCTGGAGATCGTGGACGACTGCATGGAGGCCGAAGCCACGGGAAAGCGCGCCCGGTGGGTGATTCTGAGCCGGGGGGAGCGCCAGGCAAAAGAGGCTATGGAAGAAGGAGTAAAGCGCCACTGTCAGGCATACGGGGCGGCCATAAAATCACTGGAGGAAAACTGGAGAGGCGAGGCCGCATACCGGTCCCTGGAGGTGTCTTTCCCCGGGGGGAGCCGGATCACGGCCCTGCCTGCAAACCCGGACACGGCCCGGGGGTTTTCCGCCAACGTGTTTTTAGACGAGTTTGCTTTCCACCAGGACAGTCGCAAAATATGGGCGGCCCTGTTCCCGGTGATCAGCGCCGGACATAAGATTCGGGTGGTATCCACTCCCAACGGCAAGGGAAATAAATTTTACGATCTCATGACCACGGATGACGAGATCTGGTACCGGCAGACCACGGACATATACCAGGCGGTAGCCGACGGATTGCCAAGAGATATCGAGGAATTGCGCCTGGGGCTCAACGACCCGGACGCGTGGGCCCAGGAGTACGAACTCCAGTGGCTGGATGAAGCCAGCGCCTGGCTGGATTATGATCTCATAGCATCCTGCGAGCACGACCATGCGGGAATTCCGGAAGATTATACAGGCGGTCCCTGTTACGCCGGCATGGACATCGGCAGGCGCCGGGATCTCACGGCCATATGGGTGTCGGAGGAGGTGGGCGATGTGCTGTGGACACGAGACACCATCAGGATGCGCAGAGCTTCCTTCGCGGCCCAGGACGATGAGCTGGCGCGGGTCATGGACACCTACGATGTCAGAAGGCTCTGCATGGACCAGACCGGTATGGGAGAAAAAATGGTGGAGGATGCCCAGCGCAGGCACGGAGCGCACCGTGTGGAGGGAGTCCTGTTCACGGCGCCGGTGAAGCTGGAGCTGGCCACGGGAATCAAGCAAAGATTTCAGGATCGAAGGGTGAGGATTCCCATCGAGCAGGATATTAGAAACAGTCACCACGCGGTGAAAAAAATCACCACTGCAGCGGGGAACCCCCGGTTCGATGCGGAGCGCACGGAACAGGGGCACGCGGACGAGTTCTGGGCTCATGCCCTGGCCGTGCACGCTGCGAGCAACCCGGCAGGTCCCATTGAGTATGAGTCCGTTAAAAAACGCCGGTTTGGCTGCAAAAAAGGAGCGTATTGATGACCCTGCTGTATGATCAATTCGGACGGGAAATCCGGGTGGAGAAAAAACCGGAGAGACGGGAAATCGCGGCGGTTACGGTTCGGGACCGGTGGTCCACCTATCCGGGCCAGGGATTGACCCCCGAAAAGCTGACCACACTGCTCAAACAGGCGGATGCCGGCGACGTGTATTCACAGGCCGAACTGTTCGAGGAGATGGAGGAAAAAGACACTCACCTGTATTCTCAGCTCCAGACCCGCAAAAACGCGGTGATGGGCCTGGAATACGATGTGCAGCCCTATTCCGACAGCCCAGAGGATAAGAAAATTGCCGAGTTTGTGGGCGAGAACATTTTCGGCATAAACGATTTCGACGATGCCATCCTGGATCTTCTGGACGCCGTCGGCAAGGGATATTCCATGTCGGAGATCCTCTGGACCACAGACAACCGGAGGGCCGCAATCAAAGGCCTGAGATGGATACACGCGAAAAAAGCGTTGTTTTACGATATCGGGTCTGGAGCCATCTGGGAAAAATCCTATGAAATGCCCCGGATACTCACTGAGGAAGACCCCATCAAAGGCGAGGTCATGCCCCCGTTCAAAATGGTCTATCACCGGTATAAGGCCCGGTCCGGCTACGACACCCGGGCGGGAATCCTGCGGGTCTGCGCATGGATGTATTTGTTTAAAAATTACGCGATTAAAGACTGGGTGGCATTCATGGAGGTGTTCGGAATTCCGCTGCGCCTGGGGAAATACGATTCCGGTACCGGCAGCGCGGACAAGGATGCCCTGATTTCTGCAATTAGCAGTCTGGGCAGCGATGCCGCCGGAATTATCTCCAAAAGCACGGAGATCGAATTTATAGAGGCTCAGAAAGGCCGGTCAACGGAGAATCCGTTTCAAGGGCTGGCCCAGTTCTGCGATGCACAGATGTCCAAGGCCATCCTGGGCCAGACCCTGACCACGCAGGAGGGAAAATCCGGGAGTTACTCCCTGGGACAGGTCCATGACCTGGTGCGTCATGACCTGATCAAAGCGGATTGCGAATTTCTGGCTAAGACCCTTCGGTTTCAGCTCGTCCGTCCCCTGGTGGGATATAATTTCGGTTGGGATAAGCCCCTTCCCTGGTTCAAATTCAAGTTCGAGCCTCCGGAAGATCTCCACTCTCTGTCCGAGACCTATAAAAATCTAAGCGAAATTAATTATCCGCTCACTGTCGAGCACATCTCCGAACGGTTCAAAGTTCCTCTTCCGGAGAAGGGGCAGACTGTCCTTGAGGCGAAAACCGCTGAACCGTATCCGACGGCAGCCAAACACGCCCTTATCGCGGCCAAAGAGCCCCGATTTACCACGGAACAGGAGAATATCGAGGGATTGGTCGCCCGGACCCGGAAAAGCGCCGCACAGGCGTTCTCAGGGCTCCTGGACCCGGTTCGCAGGCTGGTTGCCGGGGCGAATTCGTTGGAGGAAATCCGGGACACTATTATTGCGTCCTATTCGGACCTGGAACCGGAGGAGCTGGAAGACCTGGTGGCACGGGCCATGTTCACGGCGGAACTGTATGGCAGGTCGGCTGTGGGGAAGGCTTTTAAGAATAATGATTGATGGCAGATGATTGATGGCAGGCTGGAAAGCCTGCCCTACAAACTGCAAACCAATATGGAGAGGAAAAATGTCAAATGAACTGACCGGCAGTCCATTTAAAATTGACACTGCAGGTACAATTTTCACGGGGCGGCTGACCGTCAACGAGATGGTCTGGAAGGGTCCTGACCGGAGGGGAGAGAGTATTCTGGTTGAAGATTCCGCAGGAAGAACCCTGTGGGAAAAAACCAGCCTGGAGGGCGGCCCGGAAATCGAATACAAACAGCGATTCGGCCAGCAGTGCAACGGGATCGTGGTGGCGGCCATAGACAGCGGAACGCTGTATATTTATTTCAAAAACCTGGTGATCTACTGAAAAAATGCCGGAACTGCCTGGAAATATTGATCTGTTTCCCATGCCTTTTGAGGAGGCCATTGCCTTTTTCGCAGACAAGGTGCCCATGACCACCGGCGAGTTTTACGCCCTGGCCGAGGAAGTGCGGGCGCGGGCGTTCACCGTGGCAAGGGTGTCGGGCATGGACGTGGTCATGGATATATACGGCGCCGTTCAAAAGGCCATCGATGCCGGTGAAACTATTGCGGATTTCAAAGGCCGGCTGGGAGAAATCATGGACTCCAGGGGCTGGCAGGGGCTCACCCCCTGGCATTCCGAGACCGTGTTTAGGAACAATATCCAGACGGCATATTCCGCAGGGCGCTGGAACCAGATGAAGGGTATGGCCGACCGGTTTTACGGGCAATACGACGCGGTGAACGATTCCCGGACCCGCCCCACCCATGCGGCCCTGGACGAAAAAATATATCCGATGGACCACCCCTTCTGGGATACCTGGTGGCCCCCCAACGGTCACCGGTGCAGGTGCTCGGTGAATCCGGTGCACAAATATGTGGTTCAGGAAGAGGGCCTCACCGTTGAGACGGAGGACCCCACGGGCACGCTGATAGAGCCCAGGGACCCGGTCACCGGCATGCGCATGCCGGCCCGGCCCCTGGTACCGGACCCCGGATGGGATCATCATCCGGGGAAGACGAAATGGAAGCCGGATCTTTCCAAATATCCGGACCCGCTCCGGGAGCAGTTTGAAAAGGAGAAAATATGAAAGCATTTTTTGTTTTAAAGCAGCTCGACGGAGCGCCGGGCACATTTCAGGTTCTGCCCTTCGGCCAGATCGATATCGAAGGAGAACCACCAGCCTTTCTTGACGCAGAAAGTATGGATTCCATTATTGCCTATTTCGAGCGGCGGGGAAACCGGATGGTCATTGATTACGAGCACCAAACCCTAAAAGACGTTCAGGCTCCGGCATCCGGATGGATCACCCGGTTTATCAATAAGGCGGAGGAGGGATTATGGGCGGTTGTGGAATGGACCGACCGCGCCAAAACCTATATCGCCAACAAGGAATATCTATATTTTTCACCAGTGTTCTGGGTCCGGGCAAAAGATCGGCAGGTGGTTGCCATCAAAAACATTGCGCTGACCAACGATCCGAAATTGAACCATTTAAGGCCGATCATCGCCAAGCTGGCATGGTCCAATGAACCCGAAACCATAAAAAAAGGAGAGGATGTCATGCTCAAAAAATTAAAAAAAATGTTTAAGCTGGCTGAGGACGCCGGCGAGGAAAAAGTAGTGGAGGCCGTTGAGGCTCTTGTGGCCAAAAACACGGATCTGGAAAAAGCGGCTAAAGACAAACCGGATCTTGTCGTGGCGTGCAAGGGGGTTCTGGATGCACTCAGACTTGGCGAGGATGCGGACGAAACCACAGTGATTGCGGCCATCTCGTCTCTGGGAAAAACCGATGACGTGGCAAAAGAGTTGAGCCTCCAGGTGGCAAAACTCAGTAAGGAACTGTCAGAAATGAAACAGAACGACCTGGTGGAACTGGCTCTCAAGCAGGGGAAAACCAGCCCGGATGAGCTGGAAAAGTGGGGCAGCGAACTTGCGCTCAGAGACCCGAAACAATTCGAGATGATCGTGCTTTCCCGTCCCGCAGGCAGCGTGATTCCCATTGGCCAGGCCGGAATCAAGAAGGACGACACCAAAGAGACGGTGGACGACTCGGTGCTGACGGTGGCAAAAATGATGGGGGTTACCGCCGACGATATCAAGCAGTATGGGCAGACAAACTTGTAGGGCGGACATTCCTGTCTGCCAACAATTGGCAGGTTTGAAATGACAGGCTGGGAATGGCAGGCTGGAAAGCCTGCCCTACAGCCTGCCCTACAGCCTGCCCCACACAAACAAAAAAAATGGAGGTAAAAATGACGGCACTAACCGAGGATAAACAACTGGAATACCGGGAGGGGGTTGAGCTGTCCTGTCCGGTGGATGACGGAGACACCATCTACGGCGGGGCGTTCGTGTGCGTCAACGCGGACGGGTACCTGGTGGACGGCGCCGACGAATCCGGCCTGATCTTTATGGGCATCGCCCTGGAGCAGAAAGACAACTCGTCAGGGTCCGACGGAGATCTGGAGTGCCAGATCCGGCGCAGGGGTCTGGTAAAGGCTACTTTTGACAACACCATTTCCCAGGCCAACGTGGGGGACAATGCTTACCTGGTTGACGATCAGACCGTGGATGTGGTCGGGAATGTAACTTATGCGATTTTCTGCGGGATTATTGCGGAATATATCGACACGACTCACGCGTGGATCGACATCGAGCCGGCAGTGCGCTCTTCCGATGCCATTGCCCATATTGCCGACGGTACAGATGCCCATGATGCCAGCGCTATTTCGGTATTGGATTCCGGCGGATTTACATCGCAAACCGAGGTGGAGTCCGCCCTGGCGGAAATCTATCAAAGCCTTTTGTCCGCACAGGGGATCATTCCGATTCCCATGCCCATGATCACCAACGGCGGTGTGGCCCTGGCGGCCTTTTCCGACGGTGACAGCGCGACGCCCGGCTTTTGCGTGACCGCAGAGGGAATGGGTATCCGGTGGAACAATCACGGCACGCCCACTCCGGTGGCCACCAAGGTGATCGTGCCTCCGGACGCGGACGTGACGGCCAATATGGTGCTCAATATCCTGGCAGCCAAAACAGGGGCCACGGTTGGAGATGCCACAAAATTCACCGTGGAGGCGTTCAATAACGACGTGGGCGCCCTATATGACGAGGACGCGGATTTCGGAGGGGATACGGGAGCCATGACCGGTGACGCCACGGCCAAAACCGTTCAGAACGTGACCCTGACCCTGGCGCTGGCAAACCTTACGGCATATCCGGCGGCAATAGAGCTGACCATCCAGCCCAAGGACGGAACCCTGGGCACGGATGACGTGATCATGCTGGCCGCATGGATCACATATACAAAAAAGCTGCTCACGTCATAGTCAAGACGGAACAGTAGAAGATGAGAGGGTGAGAAGCTGATAAGTTTAGAAAATAAAAAGCAGTATTAAACCAAAGGAGGCAATGATCATGCTGGTAAACAAATCCAATCTTACGGCGGTTTTTATTACATTAAAAACCACGTTCAACAAGGCATTCGACGCGGCGCCGTCACTGTGGCAAAAAACTACCATGCTGGTGCCCAGCGGGTCCGGCCAGAACGATTATACCTGGCTGTCCCGGTTTCCCAAAATGCGGCAATGGCTGGGAGACAAGGTATTGAAATCCCTGGAAGCCTTCAAATATACCGTGGTCAACAACGACTGGGAGGCCACCGTAGAGGTGGACCGGAACGATATCGAGGATGACAACCTTGGGATATACGGCCCACAGGCCCAGGAGGCCGGGTTCTCAGCCAAGCAGCTCCCGGACGAAATCGATGCGGATCTTAAAAACAATGCATTTGCTAATGAATGTTTCGATGGGCAATATTTTTACGATTCGGACCATGACGTGGCCGGGTCCAGCGTGTCCAACCTGGGTACCGCCGCCCTGTCCGCAGCCACCACGGCACTTGCCGCCGCCAGTTACGGAGCGGCCCGGCTGGCCATTATGAGTTTTACGGACGATGAAAGCCGGCCCCTGGCGCTAATCCCGGACGTGCTGGAAGTTCCGCCGGCCCTGGAAGCCACGGGAAGGCTGCTTCTCGAAAACGAAAAACTCACGGACGAATCTCCCAACCCGTACCGGGGAACTGCGACCCTGCTGGTCAATCCCAGACTCACCAGCTCAACGGCCTGGTTCCTGCACGTGACCAACCGTCCGGTGAAGCCGTTTATTTATCAGGAGAGGAAAAAGCCGGTATTCGTGCAGCAGACCTCGGAAGATAACGACAGTGTGTTCATGCGAAAGAAATTCCGGTTCGGCGCGGAAGCCCGGGCCGCCGGAGGATACGGACTGTGGCAGCTCAGCTACGGGTCCACGGGCGGAGGCTGATTCAATTGAATATTGAATATTGAATATTGAATATTCAAGGGTTTTTAAAAACAACTTTCAATTTTCAATAGTAAATTTTCAATCTCAAAAGGAGGCAGGTACGTGATACGCATACGAAGCAAACGGCATAATTTCAGGCGATGCGGGATGCCCCACCCAAAGGGTCCCGCGGAATATCCGGACGACCGGTTCAGCAAAAAAGAGCTGGCCGTCCTAAAAGCGGAGCCCATGCTCACGGTGGAAGAGATCAAAGCGCCGGAAGAAACGCCGGCTAAAAAAAGGAAATAGCCGATGGCCTACTGCACCCAGAGCGATATCCTGGACCAGATGGATTCGGACGTGCTCATCCAGCTCACCGACGATGCCGATGCCGGCACGATTGACGCGGACGTGGTCACGCAAAAAATCGCGGACGCGGACGCGCTCATCGACGGATACTGCGGCGCCAGATACAGCGTACCCTTTGACACGGTGCCGGCACTGGTTCTCAAGTTTTCCGTGGATATCGCCATATATAATCTTTACGGACGCAGAAAGGGTGCGCCGGAGGACCGGCGCACCCGGTACAAGGATGCGGTTGAATTTCTCAAGGGTGTTGCCAGGGGGGATAACTCCCTGGGGGAAAACGATCCGGATTCCGGAGAGACATCTTTTGAGGTGTCCAGCGACAATCCGGCGAGGATTTTTAGCCGCAGTAAAATGACGGGATTCTGAAGAAGATTTCAGGTGTCAGCCTCCAACCCGTAGGGGTTTCAGGTGTCAGGAAAAACTAAAAAAAATGGTTGCTATATCCATAAAACACAAGGATTTGGGTGCGAGAACTGCGCTGGAGAAAGTCCGGCAGAGGCTGGATCATCCGGCGCCTGCGCTGAAAGATTGCGGGCTGGTGCTGCTGCGGTCCATTGCCAGGAACTTCAAAGCCGGGGGACGGCCTGTTCGGTGGCATCCTTCCGGGCGAGCGATTAGAGACGGCGGCAAAACCTTGGTGGACACGTCCCAGCTGAAAAACTCTATCTCCATGCAGGTAACGGGCAAGGTTTTGCGGGTGGGAACCAGCGTAAAATACGCCCGGATTCATCAGCTGGGGGGGAAGCTGGATAAAAATGTCACGGTCAAGCAGCATTACCGGTATATCACCCAGGCGTTCGGTAAAGAGATCGACGGGAGAAAGGTTCTGGTTCACCAGCATCAGCGGCAGCAGGACGCCTATATTCCGGCGCGGCCGTTCCTGAAAATTCAGGATGAGGACTTGCGGACCATGCATAAAATTGTCGCCGATTATGTTACAACTCCCACAGGATAAAAAATGAAAGAGTTGTTGGGCGCCATAAAATCGCAATTACAGACGGATCTCACCTATGTTCGGGATTCGGACATCTTTGTGACCGAGGATGAAAACATGATTCCGAATGCGGTCAAGTTCCCTGCGGTGGGGATCAAGGACGGGCCGGTGCAGCGGATCGAGATGATCGACGGCATGATGGAGTATTGCATGACCGTCAAAATCGTGGCGTTGACACAACTCACCAAACCCGAGGCGGCCATTATGGGGGATACGTCCACCAGCCAAAAGGGCATTCTGGATCTGGAAGCGGATATTCACACGTCTCTGGATGAGAATTTGCTTTTTATCACCGGCATGATCTCCGCCGTGGCCCTGGCCAATCAGCCCGAGTCCGAGGTGTTCGGGGATGAGACCGAGGTGATCCAGCGCAAGATAATCGGGTATGAGTATGTCAAGGAAACGGAGAGGCCCAGCGCAGCATAGCTGCGCAATGAATGAAAAACCTGTAGGGCGGGCGTTCCAGCCTGCCATTGGAGGCAATATGTATCAACTCAAAACGGGGCAGGAATCTTTTGAAGTGGTAGACGGGGAGTTTGCCGGGAGGAAGTACATCAAAGGCAAGGTCTACGATAAGATTCCGCCGAACGAAAAAAAAAAATTTAAAACGGTCGGAGGTCGGGTGCCAGAGGTCGGAGGTCAAAAAAAGGTCGAAAAAAAAAACAGCCTCAAACCTCAAACCTCAAACCTGACGCCGCCGAAGTCAAAACCGGAGGTGACAAATGAGAAGCTGGAGAGCAACCCATAACCTACTGGCGGTGTCCGCGAACAATCAGGAGACGGGTATCAACACCGAGCAGACGTTAGATACATCCATGCTGGTGGACATGAGCGATGTGGCCAACCTGGAGCCAAGGCGCGAGGACAATGCGGAAGAAATGACCGGCAAGGAAGAGGCGGACACCATTTACGACCTGGGCAATCTGTCGTCGCTTCCGCTGACCTTCAACAAGGCCCAGCCCCAGCACCTGGCGTTCATTTTCGCCTATGCCCTGGGCACGATTTCAACGGCGGCAGCCGGCTCCGGATACGAACACACGGTCACCCCGATTGGCGGGGATGTTGGCGCCTACCGGAGCCTTCCGTCATTCACTGCGGGCATGCGCTTCGGCCAGACCGTGTTGAAACGATTGTTCGCGTCCATGTTCATCGACAGTTTTACGGCAACATTCGCCAGGGATGACTGGGTGAAAATCGTTGCCGCGGCCAAGGGCACGGGCAAATTCACGAATAACACCTATGAGGAAACCCTGAGCGCCCTGGATAATGCCGTATCCCTGACCCTGGCGGCCAACGGCGTGGAAGGCGCCACAGCCCAGGCCCGTCTGGACAACATGCAGCGCATCCGCATCGCGCTGGCCGCCGGCACCTGGACCGAGGTGGAATATTCGGCGGTAAGCGATGCCACGCCTGCGGTGATCACCATCACCAGTCCCGGCGGCAGCGGAGACAGCAAATCATATAAGCTGCTCTATATTCCCGACGAAAGCGGGTGGATGAGCTTTCCGTCCCGCGTTGCGGAAACGCCGCTGAGGGTGAGCGAGGTCACGTTCAAACTGGGCGGAACCTGGGACGGGACCACGTTCAACGGGGGAAGGGAACTGTCTGCGGAAGTCAATTCCATCGAGTGGAATTTCAACAATAACCTGGAGATCATGTTTTCTCTGGGTGCGGACGGGGCCTATGCCAACCGGTGTTTCCGGCCTGCGCGAACCCAGGTGCTGAAACTGGACCGCGAATTCCGGGACTATATCATCCAGAATCACATTGACGAAAACGACGATTTCGGCGTGGAGATCCTGGCCGAGGGCGCTATTTATGACACCCCTCACAAGTACCAGAGCCGGATCGTTTTTCCCAAGGTGGGCGTTGTCACTGCGCCGCTGAACGTGGGAGACAAGCGCATCGCCGAGGTCGGGGATCTGCATGTGATGGAGGATGATACGTATGGATCGGTGATCACCGCAACCAAAAATTTACAGTCAACCTACGCCGCATAAGGAGGGCAGGCTGTCCAGCCTGCTGATATTGGAATGAAAAAAATGGCAGGCTGGAACGCCTGCCCCACAAAAAAAAAGATAGAGAGGAAATCAAATGGCTCGACGATTAGGAGACGAACTCAATGAGATGCGGTTTCAGGACAATCTGTCCGGCACCGAAATCGTGTTGTTTTACCGCACCCCGATCACCAAAGAGCGGGTGGCATATGCCAACGAGGCATACCAGCGCAGGGGCCGAAAAGTGGTCAATCGGATTGTGGAAACCCGCATAAAATATGGACTGAAGATTTTAAGGGGATTCCGGGAGGGGGATTTCGAGCGCAAAATCGGAGAGGACTGGCGGGCGATGGCCAGCGATCCGGCGTCGGACAATTACTACCCGGAGTGGAAAGAGCATATCGAAAAGTATGCGTCCGACTTGGTGGAGTATCTGGCATCGCGGGTGTTTGATATGCCGGTCCAAATGTCGGAAGAGGACCAGATGACAGAGGACAGAGGACAGAAGACAGAGGGTGAAGAAGATTTGGACCCAAACGCATAGAAGAAGATCTTGAGGCCATAAAAAAGGGGCTGTGTGATGAAAAGGAGCAGGCAAAATGTATTGCGGAAATGGGAGATGGACCTGAGCTGGAATGGGCCTGCGACAATTGTCCCAAGAAAAAGGCCGAAGATCTTCATCCGTATACAATAAAGATATTCCGGCTGCGCTGGCTGAGGCAGGCCGGGTATCCGTTCGAGGCAAATGATTTGACGGTGGAAGAATGGATGGATTTGGGAAGAATTGAAGAGGCGCTTCGCGGTTAGAGCTTTTTATGGCAAACAGCAATACCATACAAATAGAAATCCAGTTTGACGACAAGGGCGGGGTCAAGGTTTTGCGCCAGATCGGAACCGAATCTGAAAAGGCCGGCAAGAAAGGGGCCACGGGTTTTAAGAATATGTCCCGATCCGCGGGCGTGTTCAACAAGCAGATCAACCTTACCCACGGGTTGGCCATCAAGTTGGGGACCGCGTTCGGGCTTTGGAAGCTCTCGCAGGTGTCCGAAGGGTTTCACGAGGTCGTCGTGGAGGCGGAGCGCACCACGGCCATGCTGGAAGGGCTGTATGGAACCGCCGAAAAAGGCCGGGCCGCGTTCGGCTGGATCATGGATCTGGACGCACCGTTCGGGCTGAGCGCCATCCAGGATTCGTTCGTGAAATTCCGGAGCGTGGGCATCGATCCCACCACGGGCAGCCTTGAAGCGTTGCTGGCCGGGGTGGCGGCCTTCGGTGGCACCGACGAGACACTCAAGCGGGCGTCCGTGGCCATCCAACAGATGGCGGGCAAGGGCGTGGTCTCGATGGAAGAGCTTCGCCAGCAGTTGGGAGAGGCCGTGCCAACGGCGATGGCGATCATGGCGGACCAGCTCGGCATGAGCGTGGGCGAGATGGTGGACGTAATTTCCAAGGGGCAGATGGACTCCAAAAGGGGGCTGGACGCGTTTTTCACGGGCATGGCCGCAAAATACGGGGACGCCACGGACCGCATGATGCAGACCTGGGGCGGCATGACCCGAAAGATGGCCAAGGAGTGGACCGTCTTTCGCGTCCAGGTGATGCAGTCCGGGCCGTTCCAGGTCATGAAAGAGCGCCTGGGGGACCTGCTCGATGAAATAGACCGCCTCAAAAAGAACGGCCAGCTGGACATCTGGGCGTCGGACATGGCGGACGGGGTGCTGGCATCCGTGGGCTTGATAATGGCTGGGTTCGAAACTTTGACCAAGGCGGTGTATGGGTTTCGGGCGGTTTTCGGAATCCTGGCAGAAAAATATTATGCCAACCAGATTAACAAGATTGACCATGCCATTGAGCATTTAAGCAAAAAAATCGAGCCCGGATTTTGGAGCCGGTTTTATGCCACAGACACGAATCCCGAGGAGCGGGCAAGAATTACTAAGGAGCTGGAGCGGCTCAAAGCAGAGCGCGAAGAGATGCTCATGCGCCAACAGGGCGGCCAGGACATGGCTGGCGGCAACATCCAGAAAATGGATCAGTATGCGAAAAAGATCCGGGCCGCCAGAGCCGAACTGGCACAGCTCCGCGCGGACATGCAGGCCCGTCGGGGAGAGCGCCCGGACGCCGATGAGGATCTGGGCGTGCCGAAGAAAATAACGCCGACTCAGGACACCGATACCGGCGCTGCGGACGCGGCCAAAAAAGAATATGACAAGCTCATAGCTGAAGTGGCCAAGGCTCAGGAAGAGTTTCAAAAAGCCCTGGTGATCCCGTCAGGAACGTTTGAGATCATGGAGCAGCAGCTTCGGGTGGATGTGGGTCAGTATATTACCGGGTTCGACCAGACCGCCGCCGATGCGGAAAAAACCCGGGAGGCCTTTGAGGCCATGTATTCGGACCTGAAATTTCAATCCGAAGACTACTACGAATACCGCAAGTCCCAACTGGAGAAACAGGCCGAGGATTATGAGCAGCTCACCGGAGATGAGGTGCTGGCTCACCAGTGGCTGATTGAGCGCCTCAAGGCTCTGGATCAAGAACGGGCGGCGGCGGTTCGAGGAAACCATCAATATCTAATGGATTTGTCCGAGCGAACCGGCGATGCCATCGAGAATAGTTTTTCTACATTTTTCAATGACGTATTTCGTGGCGACCTGGACTCGGCGGCGGATTATTTCCGGGCGTTTTGCAGTTCTTTGTCGGACAGTTTTTCCAATATGATGGGCCAGATGATGAAGGAAATGATGTTCGGCGGAGGATCGTCCGGGGGCTCCGGGTTGTTCGGAGATCTGTTTTCAGGGATCCGCTCAGTGTTCGGCGGAGGGCTGGATGACAACGTCGGCTTAGGCGCGGACTGGGGATCTACGCTTTGGCATAGCGGCGGACAGGTTGGACGCGATACGGCGCCCACCCGAAACGTGCCGGCTTCCGTGTTCTCTCATGCGCCCCGGCTGCACCGGGGATATCCTGCTCTGGCTCCGGATGAGTTCCCGGCCATACTTCAGCGCGGGGAAATCGTGATTCCGGCGCCGAAGGCGGGGACGGCAAGCCCCTCCGTTGCGGCGGTAAGCGAGGGACGAGGGTCGAACGATGTGGGCCGAGAAAAAACCGGTGACGTCTACGAAGTCAATATCTATGCCAACGATTCCAAAAGTTTTATGGAGACCATGAACCGGGACCCGGGTTCCGTGCTCACTATACTGAACCGGGCGCTTGAAAAAAATCCCACCGGACGCAATAAACTCAAAAGGATGATCAATTAAATGGCAACATTTCCGGAAGATCCAAAGCCTGTATATCCTCTTGTGGTGACGCCGGTGTGGAACACCATTATCAGCCAGACCGGTACCGGAAAGGAGCAGCGCCTGCAAAAAAGCCTGTTTGCCGTGTACGATGTAACCGTAAAATATTATGGTTTGTCATCGGCGGACGCAAAAACCCTGTGGGAATTTTATATGGCCCGCAAGGGAGCGTTCGAGGCGTTTTATATTTATGATCTGGCCCTGTTGGCCGGTGTGTCCTTCGTTCATACCGGTATGTATGCGGGCGTTGGCGACGGGGCGACGGATGTGTTTGATATTCCGGGAAGAAGCACATCCAGCCAGACCATATATATTGACGGGAACGAGCAGAGCACGCCCACGGATTACAGTATATTGACGGGCGGCGGGGTCAGCGGCAGCGACCGGATCGATTTCGTGTCTGCCCCGGCCGAGGGAAACATCATTACCTGTGATTTTGCCGGGTTTTTGAGAATCCGGGCCCGGTTTCTACACGACGAGCTGCCCAGAGAACTGTTTATTCGCAATTTGTTTAATTACGGAATCGAACTCAAGGGATTAAAACCCGCATGAAATCATTCGACCCGTCAATTGTATTAGAGCTGGCAAAAGAAGGATTTATATTTTTCCTTCTTACGGCAATTGAGCTGCAATCCGGGACGGTGCGATATGCGGACGCGGACATCGATCTGTGGTACGGCGGAAATAAATATGATTCCTCTGATTTTACATTCGACCAGGTGGCAACCTCCGGTTCTATGGGCGTTGACAGCGTGTCCGTAACCTATAACAACGCGACCCGGGCGATGGCCGCTGTGGTACTTTCGGAAGATATCCTTGGCCGCCCGTTTACGCTCTCATTTGTGTGCTGCGTGTCGTCATCTTCGATTGGGACGGTAGATACCGAAGCCGGAATTGATCTAATTTTAGAGGGCGGGCTGGTAGATGGCGAGGCCATGATGTTGGAAGCGGGTGAAAATACTATTATTGGCGGACATGATTTATTTTATGGTCTGGTGTCTGATTGGAAAATCACGGAAGAATCCGTTTGGATGGAAATCCAAAACGAATTGGCGTTTTGGTCTAAAAAACCACTGAGAAAATGTAGCAGTAGCTGTCCTTGGGAATTTAAAGGCACTGAATGCACATACTCCGGAGTGGAAACCTGGTGCGACCAAAGCTATGAGCGGTGTTATGCGCTGCTCAATTCCGACAATTTCGGCGGGTTCAGGTTTCTTCCGGAAATTGAAGAAAAAGAAATCTGGTGGGGAAGGAGTCCTGAGTAATGGGGTTCGGCTTTTTTATTGCGTCATTTATCGTAAATATGTTTTTACAAAACATAATGAGAGAAATGGCGGAATCTGGAATGGAAGATGAAGAATCGGCAGGACTGCTGGCAAATGCCAAAACAACCGACTGGGACATGCCGTTGATTTACGGAAAATGCCGAGTGGGCGTTAATATCGCATATGTCGGAACCACGGGCGAAGACAATAAATATTTGCACTATATCGGAATTATAGGAGAAGGGCCCATAAAGGGGATTGTTAATGAAGGAGAACCGTTAGCCGATCAATTGTTTTTCAATGGCGAGTTATGGTCCGACAATCATTCGGAAGACGACGTGTATTATGAGATTTTCACGGGGACATCAGACCAGACGGTATGCTCCACCCTTCACGACGCCATCGAAGAGTGGACAGATCCGTTGCGATATACGGCGTATATATACCTGAGATTAAAATATGATCAGGACAAATGGATAAAAAAACCGGTAATAACCCTGACTGTTGAAGGGTTGGAAGTATATGACCCGGAAGCAGATACCACGGAATATTCCAACAACCCTGCATTGGCGGTATATGACATTTCAACACGATCCAGCAAACGCGGCGGCATGAGTATTGGGGGGGATCGCATTGACAGCGATACCGTTGCCTCTGTCCGGGATTACTGCGCCACCAAGGGGTGGACGGCGAATATGGTTATTAATAAAAATAATGCCGTATCCGATAATGTTCAATTATTGCTCAATTGTTATCGCGGCGGAATCATATATTCAGATCTTAAGTTTAAGTTTATATTCAAAGATCTGAATTATGAAGGCGACGCGGTTATGTCATTTGCTGAGGAGGATATCCTCAGTAAACGCTCATTGGAAATCAAACCAAATTCCAACATGTTTGATCGTCCGAATTGCGTTAAAGTTATTTTTAACAATGAGGATAAAAAACACAAAGAAGATACATATCAATTCCCGGACTCAGCGGCAATCGCTGCTGATGGAGATTACCGGGAACGAGAAATAAAGCTGTTGGGGTTGTCAACATTAGACAAAATACAGCCAATGGCATACTACTATCTGGAGCGCTGGAGATGGGGAAATGTCGCCGAATTCGGAACCATAAGCAAGGCAATGTCTCTGGACCCCCATGATCTGATCGAGGTGACGCATAGTATGGCCGGATGGGAATCACAAATGCTACGGGTCATTGGACCTTCCATAAACCCGGCCGGCGAAGTGTTTCTGTCTTGTATCGAAGAAAAATATTCTCTGTATGATGATAATTACAATCCGCCCCCTGCGAATCAATGGCACACAACGCTGCTCCCTGATCCGCTGGACCCTCCCCCGTCCCCCATTAACGTGTCTCACGCTGAAGAGGTGTATTATTACCGTGACCGGAGCTTTACGCGCTGGAAAATAGACTTCGACGCACCGGCCCCGGAAAATTACCCCTTTTGGGATTACGCGGAAATATGGGTTCAGATCGGCAGCAGCGGGGACTACCGGTATATGACCAAATCCACCAGTGATTATGTATTGGATCCGGTGGAAGAAGGTGAAAGATATTACGTGAAACTAAGGTCCGTATCGATATACGGGGTAAAAGAAAATTTCGACAGCGCCTGTGTGGTGTCCAAAACCATCGTGGGTAAAACGGATATGCCCACGGACTTAACCGGCATGACCGCCGTGGCCAACGGGGACACGGTGACGATTTATGCGGACAAGGTCAGCGATCCTGATATCGACGGATACGAAGTGCGTCTGGGCGATGCCTGGGATGGAGCTATATTCATTTCCTTCAACAAAGCGCCGAGCATTCGCATGGTGGGCGTTCGTCCGGGCACCCATACGTTTTGGATGAGCCCCAAGGACAATGCCGGTAATTATTCGGATAATCCGGTGACCGCAACCGTGACGGTGTTTACCCCGCCGGGATATACGGAGCTGGCCACGTATGGGAGCTGGGCCTGGGATTTCACGACGGGAACCCATGATAATACCGAACACACGACACACGACACTGAGGATGCGCTCAAATGCAGCCATACCGACGATGTGCTGACCGGATCATGGGAAAGCCCGACATATGATTTGGGCGCCGTTGAAAAGGTGCGATTGTGGGGGGATTTTCGGCATGATTTTTCGTCCTCGGATACCACATGGGACGGCGTGGCGCCGTCCCCGATCACCTGGGAGGATTTGCAGGCGGCCACGAGAACCTGGGAGGAAATTTTCAACCCCACCGCCGCGGGAATTATACAAGCGCGCCTAAAATACAATGATTCGGACTCCGATTGGGATACGGCTCCGTATTTTGATTATTTCGAGATTTTGTGCGCCGAGGTGGAATGTCGGTATGTTCGGGTGGTCATAACAATTACGGATCCGACGTTAGATTCTAACCTTTATCTGCTGGAACTAAACATGTCGGCCTATGAAGGCCCCCAGTAAAGGACAAGAAGACATGTCGATTACTTTGCAGGCCACACAGGTAACCATAAACGATGACGGGACGTATAATGTATATGTGCGTGTATATGACACTGTCGCGCAAAAAACGTTAATTCAAAAAAGTGTCACCGTGAACGGGAAAGAAGAGCTTAAAGACAAAATCCGCCCCCACTGGTTTAAATTGAAGGCGCATTGTGAGCGACAGCAAAGCCTGCTGTGCGTCGCCAGTCAGGCAATGGCGGAATTGGAGGCCGAAGAATGAGCCAGAGTTTTACGGATGATTGTTTTGCTTCAGGGCATGTGGCGCAAACCGACATGCAAAACATTGAAAATAATTTCGCGGCATTGAAATCCTGTTTTTCCGGGTCTTCCGCCCCGTCAAATCTTGTGGCCGGCATGTGGTGGTTTGACACCACGAACCATCTTCTAAAAGTGCGAAACGAGGCGAATGATGCCTGGCAGAGCGTCTGGGATCTGGCCAATAACAAGCCGGTGATTACTAATCTTAGCGGAGAGATCACCGGGGATATGGTTGCAGCGGCGATTAAAGACGCCGCCGCCGGAACAGCGAGTTTACGGACACTGGGCACCGGGGCGGCGCAAGCATGCGCCGGCAATGACAGCAGATTGCTTGGAAATGTTGTTTATGCGGCCGGAGACGCTCCCGTATATTTCAATGATACCCTGGTTGAAATTCCCTGCGCAAGCCCTGCAGTATATTATAAAGCAAAAATGGTGTATGTGGCCCGCTCAGGAACCCTAAGAATAAAATTCACCATAAACTCAACTAGCGGATCATACGCCGCCTACGGGCGCATATATAGAAACGGGGTGGGCGTTGGAACTATAAGAAGCTGTAGCTCAACACCAACCGAATATACCGAAGATATCGGCGGTTGGGTTGCCGGGGATTCGTGCGAGATATATGTGAAAAATAGTGATCCCGGGAAAGATACACATGTCCGGAAATTTCGGCTCTATGCAACTATAATGAACTCGGAAGTTGAGGTTTTATCATGGTAATATCCAGCGATCAAATACAAAATGAGCTGATGGAAATATGGCCGGATTACACCTGGCAGTTCCCCAAAAACCCGTTTTGGACGGCAATGCCCGATTCATTTCTTGAAAGAGCGATAGCAGAATGCAGCATAACCCATATGCAGTTCATCCCTCATATCTGGGAATGTGAAAATTTTTCCGGTAGGTGGCAGTCTAATCTTTGGGTTTTTCAATATGCTTTATGGATGAGCGAAGAATATAAACCGGAATACAGATGGTATGTTTCCGACGTTGTCGGGTATATTGACGATATTTTCGGAGGCAGAATTGAGCACAGTCAAATAATCATACGGCTTGAGTCGGGATGGGTTTTGTTTGACCCGCAAACAGATATTGTGTCCAAAGATTTGGAGTCATTCAGTCCCTTTTATGGAGATGCATAATGAAAAAACTATTCGTATTTTTATGTTTTTTATGGGTGATTGGCGGGTGCGCGCATACTCAAAAAAAGATGTCATATGAGGATGTGAGGGCTTTGGTTCAAAAATCGGAAGGGGCGAAAGTGACGGCCCTGGCCGAAGACACTGCCCCGGAATCTACCGACCTCGCGTATTCTATTGATGATCCTGCCGGGACCCCTGCATCCAAGAAGGCCGCCTGGAGTAATGTCATCACCAAGGCTCACGGTCTTGGAGACGGAATTGTTGTGGTGGATGGCGGGGAGATGGGAATTGCCGACGACCTGATAGCGGACGGCAGCATATCGACAGGCGGAGTTGCCCTTCAGGAATTTGTTTCCGGCCGGTGCGGATTGCAGGTGGGCGGGCAGGCGATCATTCAGGGGGTAACGACCCCTGCGGATGGCGGCAACCTGATTATATCAACGAATTTATATTATGACAATGCCCAGGGCCGGTTCGAGTACATCGGCGATGACGACGGGCCTGACCCTGCTGCAGCATATAGCCATTTTGACGGGGCTCACTATTTCGAAACAGCGGCGGACGGATCGGCGGGCGCCGAAGCGACCCTGAACCTGCAGTTGACCATCAGCAATTCCGGGGTGTATGTGGGCGGCGGTACCGGGGACCCGGTGCTTTGGTTTGACAGCACATCTGATGCCTCCATAACATGGGATGTGAGCGAGACGGAGCTGGTATTCGATACAGATATTAAGATCATTGAGGATGGAGAAAACTCAAGTCTATATATCACCGGAGGCGGATCTGACAAGGATTCGTATTTATACTTAACCGATTCGGATGAGAATATGAACGGATGGGTACTGAA